GTGGCTTTGCGTGTAAATTGAACTGCCAAAGTCTTGCGGTGTAGGCAGGTCAACGAAGCCCAGATACTTACCATGATCCGCAGCCAGAAGATCAAAGGCTGCATTGTCAGCAATGGCGGTCGGGCTTGCATTGTAAAAATGCACCCTAAAGGACGACATTCCTGATGGCACCGAAGTGTCATGCGTTGCCATTGAAATTGACTGGATCAAAACATATCCGCCGCTTGGCCCTGCCGTGGCCAGTGTGTGGATCGCTGATCCGCCAGTTGCGCCAACAACGTCGCCTGCGGTGTAGGCGGTGGTGTTAGACGGGCGGGTGAAGGTGGCGGTGGACCTGAAACCAGCGCTAACAATGCCAGCGGCATAGGTGCCATCCGTACGGCGCCTTGCAAAAATCTCGTCACCACCGGGCGAAATTAGCGACATGGATCAGCTCCTACGAATGGCAATGTTGCCTGGTCCGCTAATTCTAAGCCCTGTTAGGTATCTTTCCATCATCGGTGGCACCTTATCTGCACCAGCCTGTGGGCTGCTGGTGTTCAGGCTGACGCTGATGGGACCAATGGTCACGCTGTTGTAGTCCTCAAGGCCACTCAAGCCGAGGCTATCAGTGTTGTTGTTGAGGTAGACGGCCAGCACCACCTGTGCTTGTTTAATCTGTGGTGGGATCTCACCGTCAGTGAAGTAGTCGGTGGTAATGCGAAACGGGAAACCTGTTGCGTAGGTGTTGATATAGGTATCAGGCTTCCGTACTCCAGTTCGAGGCCACTGCATTGACTGGGTGTCAGTAGCGCGAGCACCAAGAAAACGTTCACGGTCCAACCTCTGGGCAGCGGTGTACAGTGCGCGGTTCTTGGCGTCAGTGGTCGCAGTGCCCCATGCGGTCACGTCCGCATCAAGTACCAGACCATCAACAATGTTTTGCGCGTCAGCCAGCGTCAGATAGGTGTTCGCTGTGCTTCCGCCGATTGTTGCGACGAGGGCGATTGCCATTAACCGGCTCGGTAATTACTTCAGGTGCTACTTCCACAGTAGCTGGCTCTTCAACGGGAAAAGAGGCCACCTCCTTAGAGGCAGCCTCCAGTTCACGCATTCGCCGGAAAGCGAACAACCCCATCAGACGCGCTCAAGCAGCACGCTGATGATCACGCCAGCAACCGCAGTGGTGGTGCCGGTCACGTCCAGAGACAGGCGATCGCCAGCCTCAAGAATCAAGTTGGCAGTGGTGCTGGTCAGCTCACCAGAATCGGCTGCATCGAACTTCTGCTCGGTAAGAGCAGTGCCCTTGAGGTCGATTTTGGTGGTGCCAAGCAGGTCGTCCCCTGCTGTGGCGGCTTCGGTGCCTTGGCAACGACGAATCGTTGCGGTGACAGCGGAACCGTCAGAACCGGCGACGGTATGCACCTCGCGGATAGTGATCACTTGGCACTTCACTGGGGCGGTGAAGAACTGGACATCAGCCACCGAAGAAGCGATGAAGTGGTCAGCAACGATGAACTGCTCTGTAGACAGTTCAAACTGGGAAGGTTGGGCCATGGTTAGTTCCTCCTATCAATCAAAGTTGGAGGTGATGGTGGCACGCACGATTCCAATGTTCTTGGTTTCGTACACCTTGCTCCAGTTGGCCACAGTTGCCAGTTGAGCACGGGTGGGGTTCGTGGTGGTCACGGCCCACTTGGCACCAACGGGGTGGTAGATGTAGTGCATGTCCAGCGACATGGCATCCGACTTGGCGAGAATGTCGCGGTCGGTTTCAGTCCGCATGGCAGCCTGTTCGCCGGTAGCCACAGCACCTGCAGTGAAGAAATAGCAAGCGTAGTTGCCAGCACTGTTGGTGATGTCGTCCGAAACAATCACGTTGAGGCCCATGTAGGTGGGAACTCGCACGTCACCGTAAGCAGCAGCCACAGAACCGCCAATGGCGTTGATGGTGCTAGCACCGGTAGCAGGGGTGCTCAGACGGGCTTCCGTGTTGGTCACGTAGTCAATCGCCTTGCGCTCCACGAGGTCGTAGTAGCAAGCCGAGTGCATGGCCACAGCGGTCAGCTTGTCGCCTTGATCGCCCAGAATTGCGCGGGCCTTAGCCACCTGACGGGGACCGAGGGCAGTTGCGCCGCTGGTGTCAAAACGCAGAGCGTCGAAGGCAGGGGAGTCAGAGCCGGTGAGGCTGCCGAACACGCCTTCAAGGCACTTGTAGAGGTCCTTCTGCTGTTGGTTGGCGATGTACTCGCCGACCTTGGCGCCGATGGCGGCCATGGGATCAGCGCCAGCAGCAAGTGCTGCGAGGTCGCGTGACTCAAAGGCACGGCCACGGTGCAGGATCACGCCAACTTGCTTGTCAGCAGTAATTTTGCCGGGTGTCAGCGAGGTGCTGTCGGTAAGAACTTCCAGATCGCCAGACAGGTTGGCTTTCCAGAATGGAACGTTGATTGTCTTGCCACCAGTGTTGGCTTTTTGGTCCAGCATGCTGTTGCGAGTAACAACACCTGATTCAAAGAATGCGCTTTTCTCTGGTGAATTCACTGCGGTATAGCTTTCGTACACCGCTGGGATGATTACGTCTGTTAACTGAGTTAAGGCCATTTGGCACCTCTATTTTTTAGGAAAAAGTTGGTTAAACAATGTCGGGTTTTGTTTATACAAAGCCACGCGCTCTTGTTCAGTATATTCTTCCGGCTTTTTCGAGGCACTGTCTCTATTATTGCCGTTAGTCTTGCCGCCGCCCGTAGTGGTAACGTCAGCCTTTAACAGTCGCTGGTATCGCGGAGTCTTTAAAAACTCAGCTTCGAATCCTGCGCGGTCAACGCTTAAGGCACTGCCTGTCGCATCAAGGAAAACTGCTGTATCGTTTTCGACATCAACCTGGATCTGACGCATCAATGCATCAATCAGCAGGTCTTGTGAATCTTCATCAATTGCGTACTTTGCCGCAATCTGCACCGCTAATGCTCGCTGCTCTTTCTGTGCCAGCTTAGCCATGCGCTCTTTAAACTGCTTTTCAGATTCATCAGCACGGCGCTTAGCATCATCAATCTGCTGCATGAATCGTTTTTCTAATTCTTCAACGTTGCCTTCTTTCTTGGCTCGCTCATACGCCTTGCGCTCAGCTTCCGCAGTGCGCTCAGCCTCTGCGCTTTCGTATGCTGCCAGACGCTCAGCCAACTTGCGCTTTTCTTCGTCGTTTGTGTCTGCAGTCTTTTTAACCTTCAGAAATCCGGCGTGTTTGTAAACATCACCATCTTTCACTAAGTCTTTCTGCATCCACTCCGGCAAAGAGTCATACTGTTCTTGTGTGTACATTAGGCACTGCCCTCAGTTGTTTCATCCAAACGCAAGCACGGCCTGCGCTTTGTTAGTTTAATGGTAACGCGTAACTACGTCAAATTCAGCGATATTCCTGCGCCTGAGTCCAGCTGCGCAATAAGCTCATCGTACTCAGTTACAGTCCAGCCGCCATTAACGAAGATCTTTAACCCTTCGCTTTTTGAGATAACGCCGCCTGCAATTGCAGCTAAAACTTGCTGCGCTTTCTGTGGCGACATTTCGCGCTTGCTGAACTCTTTATTGAGCGTGATAACAACTTGATCTAAATTCTGCTCGATGCTTTCTTGAGACCATAAACCTTCAAACATGCCGCAGCACAGGGCCATAAAGCGCCACGCATCTTCTACGCATTGAGCGGCAACAGTTAAACGCGCAGCCTGCTCTGCGCTGTCAGTTTCGACCTCTGTCGCTGTCTTATCAACCGTTGAGTCAGTTGGGAATGATGCGCCCAACGAGCGCATTTCGTCGTTGTTTGACTTCATGGTTTCCGTGTAACCGGAAATGTCTGTTTGGGCGCTTACATATTCAGAAGTGACCTCTTTAGACCACAGGTTCACAGCCAGGCCGACCGCAACATAACTGCGCTGGTTAACAGTCTTAAATTGCTCCCATGCGTTTTCGTCCACGCCGTAATAGTTCAGTGTAGGCTTGCCGGCGTTCAGAGTCTCCATCTTGTCTGCACTGATAACGTAGTTATGCAAAGTAAGGTCAACAACCGGAGATAGATAACCAAGCTCCATTGGCATGGTGCCGGCTTGCATTGGCTCGTCGATTGCAACACTTACAGGAAGCCATTTCAGAGCCGAACCACCAACCTTCACCGGCGACTTTTCACCTTCCTGCAGCCCAGCAGTTGATCGCACAATCTTCTGCTGGTAATACTCGCCTTTTTCGTCCAGCGCTAAAATCAGATACGACTCGCTCACATTGTTTTTCACCTTTCTTGTA